ATCCATATTTTTTATGTTGGGGGTTAGTGTAGCGGTAGCACACCAGACTTTGACTCTGTTAGCACAAGTTCGATCCTTGTACCCTCTGCCAAATAAAAGGTGACATAGCACAGCGGTAGTGCAATTGCTTCATACGCAATCGGTCGTTGGTTCAAATCCAACTGTCACCACCAATTTGGGGGTATAACTCAACGGCTAGAGTAGCTGGCTTTTAACCAGTAAATCCGAGTTCAATTCTCGGTGCCCCTACCAGTTTTCTTTGGTGTGACCTTAGTGTCAGCGGTTAGCACCTCGGATTGTGATTCCGATAGCATGGATTCGAATTCCATAGGTCACCCCAAAGAAAATTGCCTTGTTAACTCAGCGGTAGAGTGTCTCCCTTACAAGGAGAAGGTCGGCAGTTCGATCCTGTCACAAGGTACCAATTCACTTGATGCTAGGCAAGTTAAGGCCTAGCAGTCCTATCCCAAGGATCACTTGCGCTAGAACGCAAGGCCGATGAGCATTGAAAGCCCTACCACGGGTGCCAATGGACGATAAATTGGGAAGCAATAGTTAGTAGTGGGAGATGAAAATCGAAATTAATCCCGGATAGTTAAATGGTATAACGTAGGCTTGATAAGCCTTTATCGCAAGTTCGATTCTTGCTCTGGGAACCAAATGCCCTCTTACTCCAATTGGTAGAGAGATCGGTCTTAGAAGCCGTAAAGTCTCAGTTCGAATCTGAGAGAGGGCACCAAATGTTTTTATGCGCCTTTAGTAAAATGAATATTACACAACGCTACGAACGTTGAAGTGGGAGTTTGATTCTCTCAGGGCGCACCAAGTTATGGAAGTGTGGTCGAGTCCGGTTTATGGCACTAGTCTTGAAAACTAGCGAACAGAAATGTTCCGTGAGTTCGAATCTCACCGCTTCCGCCATATAGAGAGTTGCCTGAGTGGTTAAAGGAGCAGTTTGCTAAACTGTCATTGCGAAAGCGGTGCATGAGTTCGAATCTCATACTCTCTGCCAGTGTTAATAAAAAACAACAGTTACCAAAAATAGTTGTTGACAGGAAATGTTTAGAGTGTTATACTCTATTCATAGATTGAGAAATCAATCAAATGTTCTTTAAAAAATTATGCACCTATCGTCTAACGGTTAGGACGGCGCCCTTTCAAGGCGCAAACGAGGGGTTCGATTCCCCCTAGGTGTACCAGATTTAATTACATTGGTTACCAAGCCAGTAGGTAATTTAACAAGTGAGAACCAGTTGACGGACTGGCACTTCTAGATTACATGAACGAGCGAATCACGCTGGAACAACTTGGTCTGTAATGTGGTTGACAAGCAAATCCATGGACGACATGGTAGGGCAGGTTCAAAACTGTTATTTTTGTCAATCATCCAGTGTAATTAAATGTGGTATTAGATTAGTTGACGTAAGCCATGGGCAATCGTAACGCCTGAGTAACTGCGTACATAAACGGTAAGGTGGCCACTAATTCCGTTGAGCGTAGCAAATAGTGCGTCAACTAATCTAATACCATGGAGATGCCGCCGTAATGGTATGGCAGGAGACTGTAAATCTTCCGACTTAAGTCACAATAGGTTCGATCCCTATCATCTCCACCAAGTTTTGGTCTGTTCGTATAGAGGTTATTACTGTGGATTGTCTATCCACTTACAGGAGTTCGATTCTCCTACAGACCGCCAAGTTTATGCTCTGATATTTCCACGCCAAGTTCGCAACTTGGGTTCTACGATGAATTCGCAATTCATGGCAGTAGAGGGATAAAAACCCTGATTATAGGGTCTCCAGTGAACAGGTGAGAATCCTGTAGAGCGCCAAATTTATGTGAGTGTGCGCTGAAAGGCTAGGCAACGGTTTGCAAGTCCGTATAATGCAGGTTCGAGTCCTGTCACTCACTCCATACATATATATTATAGCGGGTTACGTCAGAGGTCAGACTATTAGGCTCATAACCTAAAGGACGGAGGTTCGAATCCTTCACCCGCAACCATTTTCTATTCCAGAGTAGCACAGCGGTAGTGCAGTTGACTGTTAATCAATTGGTCGTAGGTTCGATCCCTGCCTCTGGAGCCATTACAAAGAATCATATGAAAAAAATAATCTTATCTTTAGTATTGCTGTCGGCATTAAGTGCTAGTGCGATTACAGTCTACACATACAATATCACTAAACAGTATCCAATTGTTGATTCTGAAATTGATACAATAAGACCAATAGCAAGCATTACAAAATTGATGACCGCACTTGTCATAATTGAAAGTGGAGTTCCATTGAATGAGAAAGTTCCATACAAAGGAATGTTTTATTCACACAATAAGTTTACTAGAGAAGAATTATTAAATTTAATGTTAATCAAAAGTGACAACAGAGCCGCAGAAGCATTAGCAGAAAGCATGGGCGGTAAATTGTGGACAGTTTACCAAATGAATAAACGTGCAATTGCGCTAGAGATGTACAATACAAAATTTGATGATACGTCTGGTCTAAGCGCAAGGAATACCAGTACCGCAAGGGACTTGGTTGTCTTGTTGACAGATGCGTATAGACATGATAAAATACGTGAGATATCAGCATTGAGTAGATACGATTTAACTGTTGTAGATAAGAAGAATAAAGAAAAACACATTTCAGTCAATAACACTAACGTGAAGTTGATGAATAAATTTGATATCATTGAAGTATCCAAAACTGGCACAACGAATGCGGCTGGTAAGTGTCTTGTTATGATAGTACATAAGAATGGTGAGCAGTATGCAATTGTTATTCTCGGAGGCACCATAAGAGCCGATGTGGATAATTTAGCTAAGAATATAATTGAGAAAGCAATTTAAGTTTCGCCCTATTAGTTAAATGGTAGAACACCTGTTTTGTACTCAGGTAACGGCAGTTCGATTCTGTCATGGGGCACCAGTATAAATAACTCGGTATGGTGAAATGGTATCACTTGTCGTTTGGGACGATAGAGCGTAGGTTCGATTCCTGCTACCGAGACCAGTTTAATAATTTTAAAGGATAATATCATGTTTATAACACTAACGAATTCAAGTCCAGAGTTTAGAGGACACAAAGTTTCAATCAGAAAAGATTTAATTGTTACGATACACAGAAATACTGTTACCCGTGAAGATGGAGTAATTGAAGATGTAACATTTGTTTATGGACCTCCTCATGGCACATGGGAAGTAAGTGAGACACTAGAAGAAGTTGTAGAAATGCTAAAATAAATTTATTGAAAAATAATGATTGATATCAATTACATTGACTGTCCATATGCGGTATCTAAATTTGAAGAACATGACAATTTAAAAAATGTTCTTCTCAAAAGCATTGATAGTATGTCAATTTTTATCAATGATGACAAAAAAATTACTAATACTGATTGGTATGTTGAAGAGAATGTCGAGAGAAAATATTGGAATATTTTACGTCCTTCTCTAACTGAGCATATGAAAAATGTATATTCAAAATTAGGATTTACCCAATTTGGATATTTAAATTGTTGGTTTCAACAGTACTATAACAATAGTTTTCATGGTTGGCATGTTCATGGCACAGCAAATTGGACAAATGTTTATTATCTGGAGTTACCAAGTGATGATGTTAAGACTCAAATTAGGAATCAAAAAACAGAATCTATTGTAATTCCTAATGTCGAAGAAGGTTATATTTTAACGATGCCAGCAACTTTGTGGCATCGTTCTCCTATAAACTTAGGACATAAAAGAAAAACGGTGATTTCGTTTAACACCATAACACCGAGTTAAATGGGGGATTAGTGATAATGGGAGCACATGGGCTTTGCAAGTCTGAAGTGGGAGTTCGATCCTCCCATCCTCCACCATTAATGTAGAGAAGTGAGAATAAAAAATGAGAATAAAAAAATGTTATATCTAATAAAATCTTTTACTGATAGTGTAATGAGTATGTTAAGTGAGGATCCTGTGCGCCCTCATATTCCACATGTTGATAGGGTTGGCGACAACAAAGATATCTTTGTGTTGCGTGATCCAGATGACAAAGTGAAAGCAATCACATGCGTAAGTTATCAGACAGAAATTCCAACAAAAGAAACAGAGTTATTTCAAGTTTCATCTGAACCTATTGTTGCAATTTTTTATACCATTTGGAGTTATGCTCCAGGTGCCGGTCGTACATTAATTTTTGATGCTGTTAGTCACATCAAAGAAAACAAACCAGAAATTCAAAGATACCTTACGCTAAGTCCAAAGACTGAATTGGCTAGACGTTTTCATTTGCGTAATGGTGCAGTTGTTTTTAGAGAAAATGAAGATACAGTTAATTACGAATATCATAGGGTGATTTTATGATAGACAAAAAGAATATTGCGGCAGCCGAAGAGATTCATTCTGATAAAGGATATGAATTAGGAACCGAAGAAGAGCAAAGAGCATTTGCAAAAAAACGCCAAGAAGCCGCATTGGATGAAATGGTTCGTATCAGCCAAGAGATGGGTTTGTATGATGATGAGTTTGAAAACAAATGAAAGTCGAATTACATAAACTATTCTACACACCAGTTTGGAGATTTCATTATCCAAACTTTGAGAATGACCAAGAATTCTTAGTGCGATATCTTGCACAGGATAATCTATATCTTTCTGAACGTGAAAGGAATGGGCTTCAAATCACTAGAGCAAACTTACACAAAGATGATAAAGTTAAAAAGTTAACAGACTTCATTCACAGTTGTGGTAAGTATGCAATGGATGATATGGGTTATTATGATGAGTGTGGGATTACAAGTATGTGGGCGACTAGACAAAAAGCTGGTGGCTTTCATCACATGCACAGTCATGCGAATAGTTTCTTGGGTGGTTCATTTCATTTGTTTGATGCTGATGGTAATGCAAGCGGAACAGTATTTCCAAATCTAGGTGCAGAGAAATATGTAATACAACCTGCAATTTCAGATAAAAATGAATTGATGTTGAAGTCTCAAGAAGAGTTACCTTTTGTCGCAGGTACGTTAGTTATGTTTCCCGCATGGGCAACGCATCAAACAAGTCCTACTGATTGCAATTATAGAATCATTGTTGGTGTGAATATTATGCCAATTGGTAAAACAAATTTTGACCACTTTGATAGATACGATTTTCCGCATACGGGAAGTATGCAATTGATGGAATATGATGATGAGTAATTTTAGATTCATTGAAACTGGAATTGACATAAGTAAAATTCTAGGGCAGATTGACGATACAGATTGGCAAGCAGTTTCTACTTATTCTAAGATTGGTGGGGAAAAGAATCCGTATGGGTTTCTTCCTCTAGTGATGGCGATGGTTCGTAGTCCAGATGAGAATCCTAAAAATTCTGATTTGCAAAGACGCACACCGCTTTATGATAAGTATACTGAAGTGAGAAAGTATCTTAAGAAGCACGACATTACGCAAACTTCAAGAGCCGCTTTCTTTAAATTAAATCCAAACGATAGTGTTGGTCGCCACGTTGACGATGGTACATATTATGAGACAAGAGATAGATATCATTTATCATTGCAAGGCACTTACTTGTATGAAGTAGATGGTGAAGAAAGACAAATAGAACCAGGAACATTTTTCTGGTTTGACAATAAGAAATATCATTCTGCGTGGAACAATGGTACAGTAGACAGGATTACATTCGTGTTTGATGTACCACATTCTGCAAAGAATCCGTAACAAATGTCTCCTTAGTATAATGGCAGTACTGCGGTCTCCAAAACCGTAAGTGGGAGTTCGAGTCTCTCAGGAGATGCCAAAAAATGCGGGGTTCGTAAAATGGTATTACCTCAGTCTTCCAAACTGAAGTCAGGAGTTCGATTCTCCTACCCCGCTCCACTTGACACACAAATCAATATAAACTATACTACATGTATAGAAATTAATTCTGACTGTAGCTCAGTAGGATAGAGCAACGGATTTCTAATCCGTCGGTCGGGGGTTCGAATCCCTCCAGTCAGGCCAGTTATGTGAGAGTGGTGGAATGGTATACACAGGAGACTTAAAATCTCCCGCCGCAAGGATTGAGGGTTCGAGTCCCTCCTCTCATACCAAGTTTTAGGGCAGGTAGCTTAATGGTAAAGCAGGCGACTCATAATCGCTTGAGTGGGAGTTCAATTCTCTCTCTGCCCACCAGGTTTTTAAGGAGTAAGTTGTGCGTAAATTAGATTTAGAAGAGGTGAGGCAATTCATAGAAGATCAAACACCTAATACTAAAATCTATATTGGTTGTGATTCTGAAAGATTTAACATTGGTGGGCTTTGGTACGCAGATTATGTTCTTGCTATTGTAGTTCACATTGACGGAAGACATGGATGCAAATTGTTTGGTGAAGTACAGCGTGAACGTGACTATGACCAAAAAGTGAATCGTCCAAGATATCGTCTGATGACAGAGGTATATAAACTTTCTGAGTTATATATCAAACTTGCAGATGTATTAGAGGGGCGAGATGTTGAAGTTCATTTGGATATTAATCCAAATGAAATGCATGGTAGTTCTTGTGTTATTAACGAAGCAATTGGCTACATCAAAGGAACATGTAATGTTGTGCCTATGGTTAAACCAAATGCATTTGCCGCTTCTTATGCGGCAGATAGACTGAAAGGATTGAAAGTTGCGTAAATTATTTTTTATGACTTTGCTTTGTGCGAGTAGCCTTGCATATGCTGAACGTGTAAAAGGTACTGGTGAATACTCATTCGGTCCTGATACTGCTGAAAATGTTGCATGTAGACTTGCTGAAGAAAAAGCAAAACAAAATGCAATTACAAATTTTGTGGGTGAAATGATTGAAGCCGCACAAAACGAAAATTGTAAAGATGAGAAATGTACCGTGCTTTCTACTCTTTATACTGAAGTGAGTGGTGAGATTAAAACTGTTTATAAAAAAGATAAACAAATCTACCCAAATAGAGACAGACAAGTATGTGAAGTTGACATTGAAGTTGATGTTCATAAAATTGTCAATTCAATGAAATTCCATGTTGATGGCAAGAATCAACTTAAAGTTGGAGAACGATTTGTGTTTCAAGCTGTCTCTGGGATTACAGGTACCGTTGGTATTTTTAACTTAGTTGACAAACAGTATCAATTAGTCTATACTGACAAAGTACTGGAGATTAATAAACAGATTCAAATTCCATCTACTAGATACAAAATGCAAGCTGAATTGCCAATCGGCAAAAGTCATTCTAATGAGTTGCTGGTGTTTTTGTTTACCGATAAGAATTTGACTTTTAGAGATAAGTACAGTACAATGGAGTTTGATTCGCTGGTAAAGGATATTCCTTTTGACAGTCGGAAAGTTATTAATCATCATGTAAGCATTGAAAGGTAGTGAAATGAAGTCTCTTTTTATTATGGGTGTACTGGTAGTCTTAACTGGCTGTGGTACTGTGGGTGGCACTCTGCAAGGTGCTGGACAAGACTTGAATCAAGCAGGTCAATACATTAAGAATGTAGGAAAATAATCATGGAAAAGTTTTTATGTTATGCAGTATTGCCGTTTGTAATTTCATTGAGTGCATGTAGTACTATCAAAGATGGTCCAAGTGTGAGTGAAACGAAAATGTTTAGTAACGAAGTTGACTATCCTAAGTGGTATGCTGATGCGCCGAAGAAAGATGATTCTGCTATCTATGGTGTTGGTACTGAATACTCAAACGATTTTCAGTTCTCTGTAGACAAAGCAATGTTGTCTGCTAAACGTGAATTAGCATCTAACTATTCTTCATACACTAGTGCTATGATGAAAGACTTTGCAGTTGAATCTGGTGTACTTGGCAAAAGTGTTGCTAATGCTGACATTGAACGTACCACACGATTGATTGTTGCTAAAGTAAATTTAGTTGGTGTGCAACGTACAAACTTTATGGTAGTTAAAGAGAATGGTGGTTTTAGAGCATTCGTTCGTTTGCGTTTCTCTGCTGACGAATCAAACAAGATTATGCTTGCTGAGATTCAACGTAATGCTGGACTCTATGCACAATTACGTTCTTCAAAATCTTTTCGTGAGTTAGATAAACAAACAGATAAGATTGAAACACAGAAAATTAATGAATTGAATGCGATGAAGGTGGACTAATGGACAAAGTTATTCGTGATGGAAAAGTTGCAGTACTTGTATCTCCAGGATTTGGTGCTGGTTGGTCAACATGGAATTCTGATTCAGAATTGTTGTTTGATCCAACTATTGTAGAGATGATTGAAGACGGAACAAATTCTGAAACAATTACACAATATTGCGAAGCCAAATATCCAGACACATACTGTGGTGGTGCAGGTGATTTAAAAGTTCAATGGTTGCCTGTCGGTACTGCTTTTCGTATTCACGAATATGATGGTGCTGAATCTGTAGAAATTCGTGATGACATTGATTGGATTATAGCATGATGAAATTTTTATTTGGGTGTGCTGTTGGAATCTTTCTTGCAACAGCGGGCACTTCCGGAATAGCAATGCTTATAGATAGTAGTGTTAGTAAATTTCAAAACACTATCAAAGAATCTGTGCGTGAACAACAACCGCAGAACATTCAGCAACGTAACAAATATATGGAGTCATTATGAAACATTGGAACGAATTAACTGAACTAGAATCTGCAATCATTCGGGTTGGAGAATTTAAAAATCTATTTAAACTTCTTGTCGCTGGTACAGAGAATGATGTGGACATTAAAGTATTGCAATCTGCAATCTACACACTAGAAGGCATGATTGATGATATTGATTCTACATTGTATGAAAAATTTCAAACTGTATGGGATTGTGTTAGGGATGAAGGCGATGATGAAGAACCAGAACAGGATGAATTTGAATTTAATTTTGATGGCGAGCGCCACATGGATGTGAATACATACGGCACATATACTGAATACCCAAGTACTACAAGTTATTCTTATGATCCTGCAACCTCAGAAGAGGATGAAGCATTCAGGGACTTAGAAAAAGCACTTAAAAACTGGCGTAAAGTGACACCATAATCAGGCTTTTGGGCGACTTTCCGCTATAGACTGTACTCTTACCCCTCCAAGACTAAAAAAACCGCCCACAAGGCGGTTTTTTGCGTTGTTTTTCTACAACATTTTTAAAAATAGTTGTTGACATGTTTACCTATTCTGCTATACTAGAGTCTAGAGATTGAAATTATGAACAAACCGACTTACACTATCAAGAAATCCTACACGATGACCAAGACTGGTCTAGAGAAGGCTGTTTGGTACATCATGGACGGTGACTTTGTGGTAGACGCATGTGACCTCAGGCGGGATGCCAAGTACTATTGTGACCTGTGGAATTCTGCAAAATAGTTGCAGAAAAACAACAACCTTGAAAATAGTTGTTGACATGTGTTCCGACTGTGATATACTAGAGTCTAGAGATTAAGAAAAGAAACGGAAATTTATGAAACTACTATCTACTGGAAATCCCAAGGTTCTTAAAGGAATGTCACAAGGTTACAATACCTACATTCTGCACCTTGCGCCAGCTAACTTGAGTGGTTATGAAACTTGCCCTAAACGTACCGCTGGTTGTACTTCCGCCTGTTTGAATACCGCTGGTCGTGGTGGTATGTTTAAGCGTGGCGAGACCACTAACGTTATTCAAAAAGCACGTATTCGCAAAACCAAAATGTTTTTTGAAACCCGTAATTATTTTATGACTTTGCTTGTTGCTGATATTGAATTAGCAATTAAACAAAGCAAACGGATGAACCTTGTTCCCGTGTTTCGTTTGAATGGTACTTCCGACCTTGCGTTTGAAAAGTATGAAGTTGTCCGTAACGGTCAATTGTTCCGTAACATGTTCACCGCTTTTCCTGAAGTCCAATTCTATGATTACACCAAGGTTCTTGGTCGTAAAGTTGTTGATATCGCTAACTACCATTTGACATTCTCTGCCGCTGACGGCAATGATTCCGATGTTACAAAAGCAATTCAACAAGGTTATAATGTTGCTACCGTGTTCGGTATTAAGAAAACTTTGCCAATGCCTGAGACTTATATGGGTATGCCAGTTTTCAATGGTGACGAATCCGATTTGCGTTTCCTTGATCCCAAAGGTGTTGTGGTTGGCTTGTATGCAAAAGGCAAAGCTAAAAAAGACACCACTGGTTTTGTAAAGTATCCTACTCTTATTTTGATGGCGGCTTAAAATGAAAAAAGCATTTAAAAATTCTGTTCTTAATCGTGTTGGTCGTAGCACCGCTGTTTTTCTGAAGGCGGCAAACGGCACCAATTTTCTTGTTCCTTATGGAATGGATTTACCTAAACGTACTTGTAAAAAATACGGAGTGACTTTAAAGGTTGCTGTGCGTAAAGGTTTACAAATTCAAATTGTGACTGTTTTAAAATGAATTACACCCTCCTCATGCCAACTGGTAAAGTTTTAGTTTTTGGAATTAAAGAATGTGCTGAAATTTATCGCCGTGCATATGGTGGTGTAATTATGACAGATAAAATTGTAAAGAATATCCTTGAGGGGAAAACTAGCCCTACCGCTAGGCGGACTTGTGTTGCGTAATGTTTTCCCCCTTTTTTTTGAAGTGAAATAAAATGAAATCTAAAATCTTTATTATCCAGCGTGAGAATGATAAGTATTTTAAACAGAAATTGCCTACGTGGCGAAATGGTTATTGTGAAATTATGCGGAACGTTACTGTAGAACCAGACCCGTATAATGTTTATGATAATTGGGGCACTATTGAAGTATATGGGCAAAAACTTTCTGTTTATGCACACGATTATGAAGGTGAAGAAAAATTGTGGCAAATTTCTGGTGTTGCAAGAAAACAACAGCCTTGAAAATAGTTGTTGACATATAGTCGCACTTTGGTATAATAGATTCATAGATTGAAAAAGGAGTTAAAAATGTTAAAATACGAAACAATGATTGTTAAATTAGCAAAGATGAAAGCTGGAATTTACTTGAGTGGTGGATATGGTTCGGTCAGTACTGAAATCCAAATGGTGGCTATGATTTATGGTAAGAAAGAATCAACAGTTTCCAAAGCCATTGCAACAGTTTATCCAGCAATATACAGCAAAATGGCTGGTGTAGCATAAAAACAACACTATCAAAAATAGTTGTTGACATTCTTTCCCATTGTGCTATACTAGAATTTGTTCAGTTGATTGGAGATTAAAATGGAAGTTTATATCGTTAAGAGTTTCGGTCCTGAGAATGGTTGGGTCAATTTGAAGGCATTTGATAATAATGATGCCGCCGTGTATTTTGCTAATACCGTTGAAAAGCAAATACCTGATGATATTGAAGATGAATTTGTTGAAATTGAAGTACTTAATGTTAGGAGTTGGTAATGCGTGGTTCTATTCGAATGCTTGTCGGTTTTCTGATTGTCTTTGGTGCTGTTGGTACCATTGAAGTGAATCCCAATGCCGATTTGATTGTCCAGATGGCACTTGCTGTTGCTGGACTTGCTTTGATGTTTACTGGTGTTAGTGCAATGCGTGAGGATGCATAATGAGCGATATTGAAATTGAAATTAATGAATTGCTGGATACCACAGTTATGCTTTGTGAAGACATTGCGGCGCAAGTTGGTTGTCCAGTTGAATGGGTTGAAGTGATAGTTGAGAAGCGTTGGAACGATACGTTGTTTTCAAATGCTGATTTTATTAATGGTTATGATATGGCAAAGGAGAATGCATAATGGGTACTCGGTCTTTAACTTTTGTGTACGATGGTTCCAATTCCGATGACGGAACTAATGAACCAATCATGTGTATCTATCGTCAATACGATGGATATCCATCGTGCCATGGGCACGAACTGGCTCAGTTTTTGAATTCTAAAACTCTAGTCAATGGGTATAGCGATAAAAATTCGGCTGAAGCCAATGGCATGGGTTGTCTTGCCGCACAATTGGTTGTTCAATTGAAACATGGTGTTGGTGGAATATACATCTATGCGCCAATGACTGGACGTGACTACAGCCAAGATTATGAATATCATGTGTATAAAGACAAAGTGATTGTGTATCACGATTTTCCATATGACGAAAGTCCATATGACCAAGAGCCTTTGTTTGAAGGCACATGGGAAGACTTTGCACAATTTTGTTTAGATCCAATTTCTGCGGAGTGAACATGACAGGTTTTCAAAGCAAACGAAAAATGGCAGAAGACAGATTCAAAGTTTATTGTGAGTGGTGCCACGATTGGCACTACACCGATGAAGTTGAAATGTTGAATATAGAAGAAGACATTCAAGGGCGTGATGTGATGCACTTTGAATGCGGACAACCACCCTCATGGAACGAAGATATTTCACGATATGATGGTACCTCATCACTTGTTTATAAGGAATAAATTATGTTACTCGCAAAACCAAAACTGACAAACACACTTGACTCTAAGCAATTCAAATCGTTTGCTGAATGCCAAGAATATCTTGAAGCGTATACTAACATTTCAATGTCACTTGTTGAATGGATCGCACTTGGTAAGATTCTTGTTGCTGAGACAATGACAACACCAGAATACTACCCAAAGAAAGTTAAAGGTCAAATCGTTATGGCTAAATTTGACATTGAGGAATTCGCATGAAAGATATTATGATACAAAACGAATTCGGTATTTGGGTACATGATATCTTTGCCGAGTGGTTATCAATCCATATCCAAGGAGAGATTATCGATTTAAACCCTATTCATAACGCTGTACCCATTGATATCTTTGCAGTTGCATTAATGGGTATCGCTAATAATGAATGGGGCGGTGCAGGTGGTATATTGGCATTTGGGTATTAATATGAACGAACGAATTAAACTACTTGCTGAACAGGCTGAAAAGTATACTGACTATAACTTCAAAGGTGAGCCTTTCTGGACGGAGGCATATGAATCAAAGTTTGCTGAATTGATTATTCAGGAATGCCTAAACATATGTGAAGATATGGGCGACAATGGCAAGGATGGACATTATTGTGCAGATAAAATTGCTAAAACATTTTTGAGTTAAACGATGAGTGATTACACACCAGACAAATGGCTAATGGTCAAACTGACTAACAAAGACAATGAATGCCACTACAGGATTTTTGCATGTTGGTATGGCGGCTATCTTGGTAGTGATTCTTGGAAGTTAAATTCTGGAGTGACTAAAATAACAGAAGATGAACGTTCATATTATTTTGAAGGTTCGTCTGGTTCAATTTATACCTGCAATAAAAGTTACTATGGTTGTAGCGGATATGGCGCTGGTGTGTTGGGAGATTTAATTGAGAAAAGTAAAGACACTTTAGAGATGGAAATTCTTCCACTAGAAACAAACTTTATGGAGTTGAATTATGAGTAGCGGACTTACACTTGACTATGATATCGCAGATAAAATTGCCTTGATGACTATGCAAGATCAATTAAAATATTTGCGAAAAGAACTTGAAGATTTTAAAGAAGGAAAATGGTTGCATCCAGAAGATGTTGCAAACAACATCAAAATCATTGCCGCTTTAGAACTGCTGATTCCGTACTACGGAGGAACCGTGTGAGTCCAATATTTCATAATCGATACAATGATGCAAAACGAAATGGTATAAACAAAAGATTCCGTTTCAAGGTTTGGTGTATCCGAACGTTTGGTTTTGTTGTGGGATTTGTTACAGGAAGATAATTATGAGTGGCGGACATTTTCAATACAAACAATATGAATTCGGACAAATTGCAGATGAAATTGAACAGATTATTCTAGACAATGATTCCAAAGAAGTGGACGAATACGGGGACAGAAAAAGTTATGAGTATTCACCAGAAACTATTGAAAAATTTAAACTTGCACGAATGACAATTTTATTGGCACAAATTTATGTGCAAAGGATCGATTGGCTGGTTTGTTGCGATGATGGAGAAGACTCTTTCCACAGCCGTTTGAAGCAGGATTTAGACGCCCTAGACCGCCGTTTGGGCGACTCTGAGGGTTCGGATGTACTCTAGCATCAACTTATATCTAAAAACCGCCCAAAACCGCCCTAATCTCGTTGTTTTTTTGCAACATTACCGAAAAAAGACTTGACAGGTGCTGGTTTTCATGCGATACTTAAGGTGTTGGTTGTGAGATTAAGGACTAATTATGAATATTGATTTGATAAACGTTGAATTACAGACTGTTGCTTTAACCCAACAAGAAGAAGAAATTGACTTGACTTACCAAGCATTCCGTGATACTATGAATGCTTACCACGATATGATGATGTATGAATCGTATTCGTATGATGAAGACTGTATTTTTTATGGAGTGAATTGAACATGGCTTATATGAATCAAGAACGCAAAGCGGTTATCAAAGCAAACCTTGACAAGGCGTTGAAAGGTACTGGCGTTAAATATTCCCTGCGTTGCGATAGTTTATCTATTACATGCACAATCAAGTCCGCACCCGTTGACTTTATTGCCAATGCTAATGAAACTTGCGGGCGTGACTCTTATCAAGTGGCACGTGGTTTTCAACCCAATAAAAGTGGTTACGACCAAGTGAATCATTATTATTATCAGGATCATTATTCTGGTAAAGCAAAAGAACTAATGACCAAAATCGTTACTGCGATTTATTCTGGTGATTATTATGACCGTAGCGATGCGATGACAGATTATTTTGATACCGCTTACTATGCTCATATCAACGTTGGCAAATGGAACAAACCTTTTGTTGTTACCGCTTGACAAACACCCCATGGTGTGTTACCATGTATCTCTTAGTTAACTCTTTTTAAGGAAATATATTATGACTAAATCTGTTCAACAATACACAAAGATTTTTGAAGTTTTGCAAGCCGCTAATGCGCCAGTTCCAGTTAGCACCATTCGTGCGATTGATGGCATTGTTGCGACTCGACTCTCTACTTATCTGTGGGAAATCAAGAAAAACACGGGCTTTGCTGTTCGTGCCAATCGTGATGGTCGCACCGTTGTAAGCTATGAACTCGTTGGCGCTGGTACTGCACCTGTTGCAAAGCCTGCCAAAGTGAAGGCAGTTAAGACTGCTAAGGCTCCCGTTGTGAAAGCGGCTAAGCCTGTGAAAGCGAAGAAAGTTACTCCTGTGCCTGTTCGTGCTGGTGATTCTCTTGATGGAATCATGTCTGCAATGGCAAAGTCTTCCGCAAAGAAACCTGTCAACCTGTTAGATGAAATCGATACAGAAGTTGAGGACTTTGAAGACCGCCAATTTGCTGAAGCATATATTCGAACATGATAATGAATGGAGTAGTATGGATGACCGTGATGTAATAGAACGATACATCCTTGAAGCATGGGATCAAGGCTTGACTGATACTGACGTTGTAACATATGTCCAGTATATGTCAAGCATTCCCGTTTTTGAGATTGAGCCTGTTTTAGAAAATTTAATTGCGAGAATGTCAGAATGAAACTTACCATATATGAGAGATTATTGAAGTACACTTGGTTTCATAAACTAATGATAAACTTTACTCTTATGGAATATTTTGTGTTTATCGTAGTCATTGGATTGGTTCTATGGCTGTGAGTAAATTGTATCTAGACATGGATGGTGTTTTGTGTTCTTTTGAAAACCGCTATCTTGAATTGTTTGACGAAAGTCCTGGTTCATCTAGAGACAGAAAAAACTTTTCATCTAACTGGACTAAATTCATTGAAGGTGAAAATTTTGCGACACTAGATTGGAATCCTGGCGGGCAAGAATTGCTTGCTTACGTGCGAACTATACCAAACATTGAAATTGAAATGTTAACTTCAAGCGGTGGAATGAAGTATCATACCGAAGTGACAATTCAAAAGACACAATGGCTTTGCGAACGTGGAATAGAATTTAAAATAAATACTGTACCTGGGCGTAAATTAAAAGCTGAATACGCAAAATCCACAACCATATTGGTGGATGACACACCAGATGTGATTGATTCGTTTGGAGCCGCTGGCGGTATTGCTATACTGCATAAAGATGTAAATGAGACTATTCGTAAACTAAAATTCTATTGTGAAGAATATGTTCTCCCACCTCATACAGATTGAGAGTATAAATGAGAATTGCTATTGCATCCGATGTTCACCTAGAGTTTGGTGATCTAATTTTAAAGAACGAAGAAAACGCTGAAGTATTAATACTGTCTGGCGATATTTGCGTTGCATCTGATTTTCGTGAATCTGATGGAATCATAGAGAATGGTAAAAGTCAACGTTATGTTGATTTCTTTAAACGTTGCACATTTGAATTTCCTAAAGTGATTTACATTGCAGGCAATCACGAACACTATAATGGTGACTATGCTGAAACGTTTACAATTCTGCGAAACTATCTTGGGCACATTCAGAACTTGCACATCCTTGATAAAGAGCATGTGACAATTGATGACGTAACATTTATTGGCGGTACATTGTGGACTGACATGAATGCACAAGACCCTGTTACTCTGTTCAACATTCGTGGTATGATGAATGATTTTCGTATTATTCAAAACGGTGCCGAAATGGTCTCGTACAAAACATTCAATGTGAATGAAGAAGGTACGCAGATTCCTACGTTTCATAAACGTCCTGCCAAATTCACGCCAGAAGATACTGTACAAGATCACAAAAAAATGTTACAATACATTAATGTAATAAGTGAGCCTCTTGGTAAATATGTTGTTGTTGGGCATCATGCACCTAGCAAAGCATCTACGCATCCACGATATCAAACCGAATTGATTATGAATGGTGCATACAGTAGCCGTTTAGATGATTTCATCTTGAATCATCCACAAATTAAATTGTGGACTCATGGACATACACATGAAGAATTTGACTATATGATTGGTAGCACTAGAGTTGTTTGCAACCCACGTGGTTATATTAATTACGAAAACCGTGCTGATGAATTTAAACTAAAATACGTGGAGATTTAAATGAAAGACGACATTGACTTTGAGAATTCACATCCTTGCATGGAAAAAATTATTGGATCGAATAAACTTTTACCAGTAACAAAATCAGTAGCAAAAATGCTAATGAGAAATCCATACACTTCATTGGGTAAATTCTTTAAAAAATTGTCGGATGAAAATTTACAAGTATTAATGGAAATCATTGATGAAGGTGATAGTGAATTCAATGACGGCATGGAAGATGTTGTATTGATGACAGAAATGTTATCCCGTGCCGAAGGTGTGCCAAGCCAATGTATTGAAGATATTACCGAAAATGTAAATTACTTTGGTGCATGTATTACCTGTGTTTCACTTGCACGTAAGGGGCTTGTTCGTGTATACTATGATAATATGTCTTTTGGTACAGACCAAGGCGATAAAATACTTGTGGAGAAATTAGATTGAACATTTTTTATCTTGATCCTGATCCATCAACGTGCGCTAAAATGCACTTAGATAAACACGTTGTTAAAATGATTGTAGAGTATGCACAACTCATGTCTACCGCACATCGTATGCTTGACGGTGAACAATATACTGATAAAACTGTTAATAATCGTAACATTCAACGTTGGCGCATGAAAAATGAAATGTTTGAAAGTACTTTGTATAAAGCAAGTCACGTTAATCATCCGTCTAATATTTGGGTAAGACAATCAAAAGAAAATTATCGTTGGCTTTATCGCATGTGGTTTTATCTTTTGCAAGAGTATACATATAGATATGGTAAAAAACATGCATGTGAAAAGTTGATGCACGTACTCTATTTGGACCCAGTAAATATTCCCAAAGGAATCTTTACTGAACCTACTCCTGCAATGCCGGATACATATAAAGTAACGAATGATTCTATTCGCTCGTATCAAAATTACTATATACATGATAAGAGTAGATTTGCAAAATGGAAAAACAGAGAAACACCAGAGTGGTTCTTATACGGAGTAAAGAATGCCAACATACAACTTTCGCCATCGTGAAACCGGCGAAATAATTGAGAAACTTTTTAAAATTGCTGATAGAGAGGAATTCCTTGAACAGAATCCTCAATATGAATCTGTTATGCTAGGCGCTCCATCATTAGGTGATCCTATTAGATTGGGCATTCGGAAGCCAGACAATGGATTTAGAGAAGTCCTTGCAAAGGCTAAAGAAGCACATCCTTTAGGAAACGTTAATACGTTCTAATAATGGGGATACATTACACAACAAGTAAAAAGGCTCCTTCAATGGCAAGAAAATCAAGCGCAGTTAAAACTGCGAATACTGAACTTGAAATCCCATCAACAACAAGACTCAAAGCAGTCAATAATACACTCAGACTTAGACTAGATGATTTAAAAACTTTTCAACCTTTAACAGAAAACCAAAAACTCTTTTTTGAAGCATACAAACGTGGAGATTATTTCGTAGCACTTCACGGTGTAGCAGGTACAGGTAAAACATTCTGTGCGCTATACAAAGCAATTGAAGAAGTAATGGACAAATCAAATCCATTTGATAAAATTATCGTAGTACGTTCTGCTGTTCAGTCCCGAGAGATTGGACATTTGCCAGGTGACGTAAATGAGAAAATGGAAATCTATCAACAACCGTATCGTCAAATATGTGAAACATTGTTTGGTCGCAAAGACGCATGGGATAGATTAGAAGAACAAGGACACATAGAATTCATTTCAACATCATTCATTCGTGGTATGTCATTTGATGATGCTATCATTATTGTTGATGAAATGCAAAACATGACGTATGAAGAAATTGACACCGTTATGACAAGGGTTGGATATCGTTCTAAAATTATTTGGTGTGGTGACTATAGACAAACAGACTTAAACAAAAAAAGAAACGATGTATCGGGTATTCTTAAATTCTTTGACATTGCATATCATATGAATGCATTTACAAAGATTGAGTTTACTGTGCATGACATTGTTCGTTCTTCCCTTGTTAAAGATTACATTCTTGCTAAACTGCAATATGAAGATGGAATAGAGACTGCTAAATAAAATATCATTATATTACAGGATTATGCGAAGTGAACTTTAAACACATTGGATGCGACATTGACTATGATTTGGAAACCGAGACAGTAAACGGCAAACGATTCTACAAGACACCAGAGGGATTACTATATCCCTCTGTTACTACCATTACCTCTCAGCACGGCAAAGATAAAATCCTCGAATGGAGAAAACGTGTGGGCGAAGAAGAAGCCAATCGTATTTCAACTAAAGCATCCAGCCGTGGAACTAGAGTACACAAGATTTGTGAAAACTATTTGAACAACGAAGAAGACTATGCACGTAAAACAATGCCCGATTCTGTTGCTATGTTCAAGTCTCTACAACCTTTATTAGATGAACATGTAAACAACATTCATGCGCTAGAGATTCCTTTGTATTCTCATCATCTAAAAGTTGCTGGTAGAGTTGACTGTATTGCAGAATATGATGGCAAGCTATCTATCATTGACTTTAAGACTTCAGGCAAGTTAAAAGAAGAGAGTTGGATTAAAGGATACTTCATGCAATGTTCTGCGTATGCAGTCATGTATGAAGAGCGAACTGGAATACCAGTATCACAAATTGTAATTATGATAGCAGTTGACTCTGAACATCCACAAGTGTTCATTAAGAAGCGCAATGATTACATCAAAGATTTTATATCTTACCGTGAAGCATATGATGCTGTATTGATTGACTAGTTGTATAAATAACGTTATAATGTTAGTTATTGCTGTATGAAGCAAAGAGAAACAGGTTCTGGACGGGGGTGCGAATCCCCCCACCTCCACCAAAAGTATTCTAAACTGGACGCAGGATCAGAGAAGGTTGAAAGTGGATTGATCGCCACAAGTATGCTGGAGATTAAGAATGCTTTTGATGGGGGTGCATAGTTTCGACAGGGCAAAGAGTAACAGAGTGGACAGCACATCAGCAACGATGTAAAAAGAAGAAAAAAAAGTAAACGCAAACGACTCACGTTTCGCATTGGCAGCCTAAACGCTGACTAGGGTTTCGACAGGTTTCCTCGTAACAGAATAACCTGTCACAGATTTCACAATAAAATAGGATGGATATAATATGCAAAAAACTGCCTTGATTACAGGTATTACAGGACAAGATGGAAGTTATCTAGCAGAACTTCTACTTGAAAAGGGTTATAATGTGCATGGTCTTGTACGCCGATCAAGTACAGGAAACAATACTGCAAACATCAACCATGTCAAAGACCAAATTACATTTCACTATAGCGATCTAACAGATGCGGCCAATCTTGAAAGTATTATTCTCAAAGTAAGACCAGATGAGGTTTATAACTTAGGCGCACAAAGTCACGTTAGCGTAAGTTATGATTGCCCAACATACACTGGCGATGTTAACGCTATTGGTGTACTCAAATTGCTTGAAGCAGTCAAACGATTGTCTAAAGAAAAGCAAGTCAAATTTTATCAAGCATCAACCAGTGAGTTGTATGGTAAGGTAAAAGAAACTCCACAAACAGAAAACACTCCATTCTATCCACGTTCACCTTATGCTGTTGCTAAGATGTATGGCTATTGGATCACAGTAAACTATCGTGAGAGTTTTAATCTATTCTCATGCAATGGTATTTTGTTTAATCACGAAAGCCCACGTAGAGGTCCTGAATTTGTTACACGCAAAATTGTACTAGGTATGATTCGTACTCATCTCGGTTTGCAAGATATTCTAGAACTAGGAAATCTAACAGCAAGGCGTGATTGGGGACATGCTAAAGATTACGTTCGTGCGATGTGGTTGATTCTACAACAAGACAAACCGGATGACTATGCAATCTCTAGTGGTGAAGAGCATTCAGTAAAAGACTTCTGTAATGATGTTGCGACATATCTCGGATTTGAAATTGAATGGCGAGGTGAAGGTTTGAGTGAAATCGGTATCAATAAGTCTACTGGTAAGACTATCATCAAAGTGAACAAAGACTTTTATCGTCCAGCAGAAGTGCCAACAATCTTTGGTGATTGCACTAAAGCAAAAACTGTTTTGGGTTGGACACCAGAGTATACATTTAAAGACTTGGTGTTTGATATGTGCGAAAGTGAAATGAGGATTCAGAAAAATGGAAACACCTAAAGTAGTATATGAAAGTCCAGATGGCGGTAAAACAATTTATGCTAGAGAATTTGGTCAAGCGCCAAACTTTAGAGTTTTAGTCAGATCACCAGAAAAAAGAGTTGTTCTAGTTACAGGTGGATTTGATCCACTTCACTCAGGGCATCTTGCATACTTCAAAGCGGCTAAAGCATTAGGCGACACACTTGTTGTTGGTATCAATTCCGATTCTTGGTTGAAAAGAAAAAAAGGACGTTCGTTCTATACTTGGAATGAACGTTTTCAGTTGATTAAGAATTTAGAGATGGTAGATTACGTTATTGAATTTAATGATGACGAAAATAATTCTATCAATGCAATCAAACAATCAACTCAAACATTTCCTGGCGCAAAGATTATTTTTGCAAATGGTGGAGATAGAACAGCAGAAAACATTCCTGAAATGGGATTGCTTGATGATATACGATACAAAGACAATTTAGAATTTGTATTCTCTGTTGGTGGTGATAACAAAATGAATTCATCTTCATGGATTCTTGAAGAGTGGAAAGCACCCAAGACTACCAGAGCATGGGGTTACTATAGAGTACTGCATGAACAAGGTAAAGAAATCAAAGTTAAAGAATTAACTGTTGGTGCTAAAACTTGTTTGAGTATGCAACGGCATAAAGATCGTTCAGAACATTGGTTTGTTGCTGAAGGTACTGCTACAGTTTATACACTAAATGCTGGTACTGATATGGACTTAGTTGGGACTTACGATAAATTTGAAAGTCTACATATTAGTAGAGAGCAATGGCACAAACTCTGCAATGAAACAGATGAGCCGTTAAGAGTTATTGAAATTCAATATGGCGAAAATTGCATTGAAGAGGACATTGAAAGAAAATGATTTATATACCAGTAAGTGTTGGAGAGTTGATAGACAAGATCACCATTCTTAAAATCAAGTTAAATCAAATCAAAGATAAGAATAAATTAATCAATGTTCAACATGAACATGATGCATTGACTTCTATTTCTGAATATGTTACAATACAAAAAGATGTGCTAGAACACCAGCAAGAATTGATGGAAGTCAATTTGCGTTTATGGTTTCTTGAAGAAGACATTAGACACTATGAAAAGATTCAACAATTTACTGGCGACTTCATTGAGGTTGCTAGAAAGATATATAAAACAAACGATGAACGAAGCCGAATTAAAAAAGAAATAAATATTCTTTGTAATTCAGAATTGGTTGAAGAAAAATCACATGAGGAATAATATGAAAAAACTACTTGAACTTGGCGATCACTATGTAAGCGACTTTATCAAAGATGACGGCGAAATGGCTGGACGTAAAAAGTACAGTCTTGATTTGTATCTTGATGAAGAGTTAGGCGCACCACGATTGAAAGATGTTGCACCAGCATCTACAATGTGGGGTAAGTATTGGTATCGTAGTGCAATCAATACTAGCATGACACTTGAACTTCAAGGCATTGTTAAAGAAATCACATCTAGAGTTAAATTGAAAGATGATGACATTTGGCTTGACATTGCATGTAACGATGGCACTTTATTGAAAGCAGTACCAGACAATCTAAACAAAGTTGGTATTGATCCATGTGACGATTCTTTCTATGCAGAAAGCAGTAAAGTTGCTACTGTCGTACAAGATTACTTCAGCAAAGATGCATGGAAGAAAACAAAGTTTGCAGATAAAAAACCAAAAGTTATTACTTGCATTGCAATGTTTTATGACTTAGACAATCCACATCCATTTGTGCAAGACATGTATGACATTCTTGACGATGATGGCGTTGCTGTTCTTCAGATGAGTTACACACCTTTGATGGTCAATCAATTAGCGTTTGATAATATCTGCCACGAACACGTTTACTATTATGACTTGAAGAGTATCAGCAAGTTGTTTGCTCAACATGGATTCAATCTTGTTGATTGCAGTTTGAACGATACGAATGGTGGTAGCTTCAGAGTTTACTTCCAAAAAGATACAGCAAACGTTGCAAGTTTTGGAACTTCTCCTTTGCGTGATGTGTGCGACTATCGTGTAAACACTATTCTTGAGTATGAGAATAATGTGTTAGATATTTCAAGTCCTTTAGTTTGGGATGCATTCAAAGTTAGGCTTGATGATTTACGGACTGACGTTCTTACATTTATTGAAGAAGCAAAATCTTCAGGTAAGAGTGTTTATGGTTATGGCGCAAGCACTAAAGGCAATACTTTGCTACAGTACTTTGGTTTAGATGGTACTTACATTAATGCTATTGCAGAACGTAGCCCATACAAGTTTGGTTATAAAACAATTGGAACAAACATTCCAATTATTAGCGAAGAAGAAATGCGTAAAGCAAATCCAGACTTTGCTTTGGTTCTTCCATGGCACTTCATTAGCGAATTTCAAACAAGAGAAAAAGCATTTTTAGATGCGGGTGGTTCATTTATTGTTCCATGCCCAATCTTTGAAATTATTTCAAAATGAATTTCACCAAGATCGTTTTCTTCAATCAATGGAGAAACGGCGACTGTTTCATAAACAAAGAATATGTTCGTGATATCATTAGCCGTTTCCCTAATGTTGAATTCTTATATGCACACAACAATCATGCAAACATTGTTTCGGATTTAAATTGTAAGCATATAACACTTAACGAGATTCCTGCTATTGGCACGTTTGTGCCTTTAGCAGTTTCGCAGAATGATTCCAAAACATTATATATCAATACTTGGGTCGGTTGTTGGATTGGTAAACATTTAAAAGAAAAAGATCATGCTAATTTTCATTGTCTACATACGATGTGGAAAGAGATTTTCAATGCATTAGAAATTGAAATGAAAGGCGATTACTTCTTCTATCTACCAAAGATTGATTGGTATCGTTTTGATCTAAAAGAATGCGATTCATATCTAAGAACAATTGTTCCAAAGAATTTAATTCTTATTTGTAATGGTGTTCAGCAAAGCGAACAGAGTAGCATGGGTGATATGAAAAATATCATTGATTCGATATCATCTAGTTTTCCAGATTATGCATTTCTAATCACACATGATATTGGCGTTACTAAAAATAACGTAAACTGTACCGACAGTATTTTTGGTTCTCCAACAGGCAATCTAAATCAAATCGGATACATCAGTCAATTTGCTAAACTTATTGTTGGCAAGAATAGTGGTCCATTTACGTATGCACACACTAAAACAAACATGAACAATCCAGAACAAACCTTCATGTGCTTTAGCCATAAGATGCGTGATTGCTTGATGGGTGAAGGTGAGTATTTGACAAACTCATATTTTAGTGATACAATAGACGATCAAGTTGCAATTAAGATTATTAGTGATTTAATTCTGACACCAACATATTCTTCCAATAGAAAACCTACAAAACATATAACATGAAAAAAGTAATTTTAGTAACTGGTGCGACTAAAGAATGCGGTATCTATCAGTATGCAGATTCTGTATATGAAATTTTAAAAACATCTAAAAACTATGAGTTTGAATTTTTAGCTACCGATTCACATAGAGAATTTAATCAACAAGTGGCTGATATAGATCCATATGCTATTATATACAATCATCATCCATCTACATTGAATTGGCTAAACAATGGTATCACTAGACCGATTGCAAATTCAACAAAGACTAAACAATTAGCGATTGTTGGGCATGAACACGTTAATAAATTTACTGGAATTAATTCTTACATTTTTACCGACCCTAGAAAAGAAACATCGGGAGATGAATACGCTGGCGTTCCTCCAATCTCATACTACGATAACATTCAATATTCAAAACCCAATGATGTATTGAAGATTGGCACAAGTGGCATCAGTAATGTAACAAAGAATCTAGAACAAATCATCGGATTAATAAACGAACAATTTAGCGAAGATGTTATTTTAAATCTTCACTTAGCAAATGGTGCTTATGTTGATCCATCTGGTGGGCTTTCAAATTCATTAGAACGTGCATGTAGAAAACTTGCTAAGAGTAATGTTCAAATCAATGTGACTCAAGAATTCTTCAATAAAAAAGATTTGATTACGTGGTTAAATCAAAACGACATTAATCTGTATTGGTATAAGACACCAAATGTTCCTGGCGTGAGTGGATCAGTAGATCGTGCGTTAGCATCAAAGAAACCTTTTGGCGTTAATGATTCTACATTCTTATCACATACTAGAAGAGATTTCAACGATTTGACAAAAACTTCAATCAAAGATATTGTTGCTGGTGGAATTGAACCATTTCAAGAATTCTATGATGCTTGGAATCCAAATAAATTATTGACATTGTACGAAGGATTATTAGACAAATGAAAACTGCATTAGTACTAGGCGCTGGTGGCTTCATTGGCGGTCACATGGTTAAGCGTTTAAAATCAGAAGGCTATTGGGTTCGTGGCGTAGATAAAAAACTACATGAACATGAATATAGTCACGCAGATGATTTTCAACTTGCAGATTTAACTTCACAATCTGAAGTAAAAAATGTTATTGACCAACAATTTGATGAAGTATATCAATTGGCTGCCGACATGGGTGGTGCAGGTTATATCAATACAAATTTATATGATGCAGATGTAATGCACAATAGCGCAACAATTAATTTGAATGTTCTCCATAGATGTAAAGAGATGAACATCAAAAAAGTATTCTTCAGCAGTAGCGCATGTGTATACAATGAAGAACTACAATCATCAAATGTAAATCCTGATTGCAGAGAATCAAGTGCATATCCAGCACATCCCGATTCTGAATATGGATGGGAAAAGTTATTCTCTGAAAGATTGTTTCATGCATACAATCGTCAACATGGTATGCAAAACAAAGTTGCTAGATTTCACAATATCTTTGGACCATATGGTACATGGGACGGAGGTAAAGAGAAGTTTCCAGCCGCAGTTTGCAGAAAGATTGCAAAAGCGAATGATGGTGATGAAATTGAAATTTGGGGTGATGGCGAACAGACTAGAAGTTTTCTATACATTGATGATTGTATTGAAGGCGTTAGACACTTGATGAATAGTGAAACGTTTCATGGTCCAGTTAACATCGGTGCAGATCAAATGATTAGTATCAACGACACAGTTGATCTTGTTGCACAGATTGCAGGCAAAACAATCCGCAAGAAACACATTGATGGTCCAACAGGTGTACGTGGGCGTAACAGTAACAATGAGTTGATAGAAGAAAAATTAAATTGGCGCCCAAGTCAAAATCTGAAAGAAGGACTGAAAGAAACCTATCGGTGGATTAATTTTCAAGTTGAAAATGGAAAACAATAAAATGAAACGTACTATATTATTTGTCACACAGACTTTAGGATTTAAAGCCGCTTGTGGTATAGGATTGATGGGTGACGTTACAGGTAAAGTATTACTTGAACATCCAGAATTTAATTTCAAGATGATTTACGCAGACAATATGAATACAGTAGAAGACGCAATTCTATCTTTAAGTCCTGAAGCAATCGTTTATAACTATGCACCAGGAACAACTCCATGGATGGATCATCCACATTTGAGAAATGTATTTCCACACATTAAACACCTACGAATCATGCACGACATGAGCCAATCAATTGCAGATTCATATTCGCCTAGATCCAATCATGGTTGGGAATACATTATTGCAGATGATCCTAGCGTGAAAGAGACACAGCATGTGTTCACAACAAATCGTTTGCTTCCAGGAAAACCAACAGTATCATATGTTGAGCCTGAGAAACCAATCATCGGATTTCAAGGGTTTGGTCCACCACACAAAGGCATTGCTAGACTAGCGCACAAAGTACAAGAAGAATTCGATGAAGCAACATTGAGACTTCACATTCCTTTTGGATTCTATGAAGACCAGATTCATGGGCGTAAAGGAAGTAATGCACTTGCAAGAGCCGAAGAAGTTAAACGCATTATTACAAAACCAGGAATTGATGTTATCATCACACATGATCTATTAGATACTCAACAGATTATTAACTTGTTAGCGCAAAATACAATTAACTGTTATTTTTATGATTATCTAGATGGATGTGGACTCGCAAGTAGTCCAGATTATGCATTGGCGTCAGGGCGCCCTATTGCAGTAACACGTAGTCATCAGATGCGAAATTATTGGGACTTAGAACCTAGCGTTTTAATTGAAAATAGTAGCATCAGGCAAATCATTGCAAATGGTACTGCACCCCTAGAACCTCTGTATAAAGCATACAGCAAGGAAAGCGTTTGGCAAGATTATTCAAGAATTCTTAATAGATTGCTAAATAACTAACCCACTAAACAATTATGTGGGTATTTTACACAACTCATTACACACACAGGAGGAAATATGAGTAAAACACCGTTTGAAATTCGCCTTGAGATTCTCGATATGGCGAAAGGCATCGTAATGGAAGACTATTACGCAAAGCAAAATTGGACTAGAGAGAAGTGGGAGTTTGAATCAAGTGCCGCAAGAGACACGGGCAGTACGATACCAAACAGACCAGAGAATCCTCAGTTCCCAACTTCAGAAGACATACTGAAGAAAGCAAAAGAATTAAAAGCGTTTATTGACAACGCATAATTAGTTTGCAGGAGGGGTACAATGTATCCCTCCATTCAAAAAAGAAAGGAAAAATATGAGAGCATTACTAGCAGTAATATTTTTAGTACTATCATCAATCACACCTCTGTCACATGCATCATCAGCATTACCAACACTCAGAGAATTATCAGAAGCATCAACTGCACCAAAAGATTCAAGTAAATCAGACTTGTATTGGATGGCAATGAACATTTATCACGAAGCAGGCAATCAACCACTCATCGGCAAAATTGCAGTAGGCGTAGTGACATTAAACAGACTAAAGGATAAACGTTATCCAAAAAACATTCGTGATGTTGTCACGGAATCACAACAGTTTTCTTGGTACAATAGTAAACAAGCAAGCACACCACCAGCTAACAATAGTCGTTGGAAAGAATCATATGAAGTTGCCAAATTATTATTGACAAAATCAATAGGTAGTGATATAATTAAACTCTTAGAAGGTGCTACACACTTTCATGCAATTGATGTTAAACCAGCATGGATTAACAAAGTGCATAGGATTGCTCAAATTGAGGGGCATATTTTTTATAGATTGTAATTAAAGGAAATTTTGAAATGAATATTATGAAGACTGAAATTAAGATGAGAACGTATCAGCGTAAGAATGGATATCCATCACACTACTATGCGTCTGAAAGCGAAATGACTAATTTGAATTTTCGTTCGGCAAAACCAGCAAAGGTGCAAACTAAATTTGGCTACTACAAAAACGGCAGAATTACATCAGTACGATTCTATGAATCTTAATATTTTGACTCAGAAAGAATTTGAATCTGAAATTAAGAAGATTCAATTTGATAAGCATCCAATCACAATGATTGATGCTATTCTTGAATACTGCACTATTAAAAACATTGAAGTTGAGACTGCGGCATCTTTAGTTACACCTCGCATGAAGTCTTCCATTGAAGGCGAAGCAATGAAGTTGAAGATGATTGCACCGAAAGCTAGATTACCTCTTGAGGTTGAAGACTGATGAAAATGGATGCTATAGACGCATACAAGGTTTACTTAGGAGTTAAAAATCATTTTACGTTAGACAGCTACGATTGGTTCAAGTATAATAAGAAAGTCAATGTCACTTACGATTCTTTTTTGAAACGTAAAGACAAAATCTTTTTTGCTAAACTTGGCAATCGTAAAGATGCTTACTTAGAAGAGTTTTTAGTTTCTAATTTTATGCACGACACAAAAATGTGGGTCGGTGAACTTCTGTCTGAAGAGTGTGAAGAACGCTACAAAGAATGGAAACGTAGACAAGAATCGTTGACGTATGTATTTAAGAATGAGATGGATTTTATCTCTGGTTGGACAGCAACCGAACTGAATGAATTTTTTAATGCTAAAGGTGGAGATCATCCACCAATCATAAAGAAATACTTAAGAAAAGAAATCAGTCTGGAGACACTTGCGATACTTAATTCGCTATTGCAATTTGTCAAAAGGTATGATATAATGATACATGATCCAATCTACAAAGAGGTAAGCAAGTTATGCAAAAAGTACCAGCCCTTTTTAAATTACGATACGGCACGGATGAAAAAGTCACTAAGAGAGTTAGTAGTGACGTAGTGGCAATAATGCGTAAACCATCAAAGGTTTGCCGTCTATTGACACAAAAAGAGAATTGTGATAGACTATATACTATAGTAGATTATGATAAAAGTGGACAAGCAAAACATACATTTAATACTTAACATACAAGGAAATACTAATATGGCATCAACATCATTTGCAGATTTGAAAAAGTCACGCACCAAAGATTTGGAAAAACTCACAGACGCAGTTTCCAAACTCACAAATAAAGAAGAAGGTAAGAAGTCTTATGAAGACCTCCGATTCTGGAAACCCACAGTAGACAAAGCAGGTAACGGTTTCGCAACGATCCGTTTTCTTCCCGCACCAGCAGGCGAAGATGTACCTTGGGTTCAAGTTTTCAATCATTCATTCCAAGGTCCTGGTGGATGGTACATTGAAAATTCGTTGACTACACTCAACAAGAAAGACCCTGTGTCTGAACACAATAGCATCCTTTGGAACTCTGGTTCTGATGCTAACAAAGATATTGCACGTAA